AATAAATATTCCATATATAACCAATTACACATAGATAGATAGTTCCGTCTTCACTTGTTTCATAAGAAATTTCTGGTTCAAAAGGAACAAATCCCATTGGCATTTCTTTTTCTTCGTGTCCAGCAGTATCATTTGTGATTGGACTAATATATGCAACAATCGGTTTACCACCGATCGTATGTGCATACTTTTTCAAATTCTTTAATGAGATGGTATACCCATGAGCATTCACACGATCCGCACTATAAATCTTCATTTTTACTTTAGAAAACTGTGCATTTTCAATCTCTTCAAAATCTATATCTTGATCAACAGAAAATTTAAGTAGCTTCTCCATGTCCATGTTTAACACCCCCCATCTTTAAATTTTCATCTATGTCAAGAACTACCCCAAGAACATAATCATCCTTAAGATAAATCCATTCACCATCTTCAAATGAAATCGGACGAAATCCGAAATCATCCAAGATCTCTTTTACTTCATTGCTTACTCTGATCGTAGGTCTTTTAATCGATTTGGGATTCCTAATAAACATTGTTATCAAGTCTCCTTTCCTATATTTGATCCACTATCCCTAGTATATTCTCCAGCATCAGATAACTGAGACTCATCTAATTTACTTCTACCATTATTTGTTTTTTCATCTGATGACATAGTACTTGCTGTTTTAATTGGAGTAAGCATATCTGGCATTCCAAGTGCCTGCATAAATCCAACTGAGTTTTGGAAATCAGTTGGTTGTATGTGCCTGGAAGAGAAGATGGAAGGTGTAATAATACCTCTCTCCATATCTGCATTTGCATTATTAAATCTTTCTTCCCTGTCAAAAATAGTGCCAACAAATTTTATCTTAAACTTAAATTTTCTGGTATTTTTATTTATGTGATACTCGCAGAAACTTGCAAATTGTGTATAAGCCTGTTTCGCAAATTCAGCAATAACGGTCTTATATAAATTTAAAGCAGAAACACTATTGCCACCAATCATGACAGCATCAGCAATTCCACTTTCTTTCATCATGTTTGAAATTTCTGTAGCTAATAAATTGTTATCTGAAGCATTTGGGGTAAAATCAAATGCCTTAAAATTTTCCAATGGAGCAGCTTTAAAATCTACTCCGTTTAATGTCTGCTTCACAGCAGCCACAAACTTACCCAACTCAGCAGACGAAATTGCAAAATCATCTACTTTATTGTTGGATCGGTTATTATTCAATCTTGGAACAGTAGCAAAAATAACTTTATATGATTCTAATTCTTTTATCTGTTCCTCTAAATCTTTGAACTTATCTATTTTGCTATAATCTGTAAACATATCAAGAGATGGTGGAACTACACCAGCAAAATGATTATTTAATTTAAACACCCATCCATTATCTGGATGAATAGGATACCAATAAACCCAACTACCATTTCTCTGTGGTAAGTTTGGATTGTATGGGTTATCCTTCAGATTTATTACCTCATTATATTTCTTCCTTAAAATGGGATGATATGAATTAATATCAACTCCTCGATTAGTAAAGTAAGAAAGATCAAAAGCATAAAGATACCCAAGATAAGAATTTGCATCAATTACGGAATGTGAAGCTGGCATCTCCTGTAAATAAATATGTCCATCGTATTCTCTTTTCATCGTATAATATGCATCAAACAAAAGCATATTAAACCAAACTTTTTGAAATTCTTTTTTTACATTAAAACTATTAAAGAACTTACTTAAGATTGAATAATCACTTTTATATCTATTAGAAGAAAATTCTGTAGCATCGATTGGTTTACCATCTTTTTTATATGGAACAACTTCCCAATCAAAATCAAGTACAGAAGAATATAATTTAATTAACTGTTTATATATAGGGATTGAATTATAAAAATGAAGCGACAGTTTTCTTAACTGTTGTTCAAACCTGTGAGGGGACATTATCATTTCTCTAATATGCTCTGTAGAAAATGGTTGCCCATCCATGTTCAATCCTTTTAATCTATCATTTAACATCTGAGGACTCAAAAGATATTTTTGTCCTAACGAAGTAGTAATATAAGATTGAAGAAAATTATTACAATAAGATGTATCTTCTATTTTTTTCTCATCTGACAATCATTCTCCCTCCCCTCTTATTGATCTTATAAATATGTATATGCAGAAAATACTTCATATTGATTTCTAGTATCTTCTTGTATATTGTTTGTAAATTCCATAATGTAGTAGATAACATAAGCTAAACAAGAGAATCTATCCTTATTCATTTTTGAAACTGTCTTCTCAACGGTTAATCCACCATTATTTAATTGTTTTAATTTTAAGTTTGCAATTTCCTCAATCATAAAATCAGTCTGAATAAAGGGAAGGATCTTCTCTTCAAAGTTATCTCTGTCACTTGTTGTATAATCAGAATCTTTTCTAATTTCTAACATACGCAATTTCCCACTGTCCACGGCATCAATAAAATAAGACACAACTTTGGTCTGACAAGATTGTGCCTTTAAACTGTATAAGCATTGATCTGTTTCTGCCAGCTCTGGTGGATTATCAGAATTAATTGATTCCCAACATCCAAGATTTTCTCCTGTAATTGGATCATCTGCATCTTTCAACAATTCATCTTCTAAACCTGCACCAAGACCATTGGTGTCCACAACGACCATACGAGCATTATACATTTTCTTTATCTTTTTAATCATGATTGCCTGTGCTGTAAAATTCATTGTATTAGAAACATTAATTGCATTCACCACATCCATATGTAAAATTTTACCAAGTCTATTCCTCTTCACTTTAATCACAGCGATAGAAGATTGGTTGTTGGCTGTGGATTGACTTCTAGCCACATCGACTCCGATGTAATATTCGTCTTCATCATCAGTGCTTTTAATCACTGGTGCTTTTAATACTCTACAAGCAAGTAACTTATTTATATTAACAAGACTATTTGACGATGCACCCACCCATTTACTCTCATAGTTTTGAGCAAAGGCAACGGTTGTCATATCTCGTTTCTTTTGAAAAATCTGACTTTTCGTAGAACCGCGTCCATAATAACAAGGTAACCAGAAGCTAGATCCAAGAACAAGTTTGCCCTTTAAGTGAATCATATCCTTTACCATATCAACAGAACGCACATACTCATCAGAACCTTTAAAACCAGCAGTAGTAAAAAAGTTAATCTGCTGATTTAATTCTTCTGGGTCAGTAATAGAATACTTGCCCACACACACTCTTGGTACTTCAACGATAGGCTGAAGTGCATCCATGAATGTTTCATTATTCATCAGTGCAGACTCTTCCATATTCATTCTCTTTCTACGCTGTCCTTTAGACAACTGAGAATTTGCAAGATTGTCTAGCACTGAACCATTTTTAAATTTAATCTCTGCATTGCCTTTTGAGAAAGATGCTTTGACCACTTCATTTTCCAAAAGAGGATAGAAGCGAATAATCTCATTATATTTATCCTTAATCAATTCAGCAGCATTTTCTTTTGTCTGTGCAGAAAGTGAAATTGTAATCTCCGGGTAAAAAATACATACAAGTATCGAAGCCAAAACCTCATCAAAGGTTTTCCCATACCCCCTTGGGAATACACCATAAAATGAAATAAACCTTACCATGGCTCTTAAATATACCCTTTGGTCAGTATGTAAATTAAGCCCACCCTTTTCTGGCTTAATTAAATCTAAAAATAAATCTGGATACCATCTTGCATAACTACAAAAGTAAGTCCAGTTCTTTAAATTAAAACCATATCCTTTATTATTATCTATTTAAAACACCCTCTTATTCTTCTCTAAATTCAGGAGGGATTGTAATAAATTTTTCCACAATATCTCTGTTTTCTAATGTGGGATCATCTTTAAATATTCCATAAGGATCTCCATACATATCAATGTATTCTTTTTTCTTTTCATCATAAAACTGATAAATCTCTTTATAACTGACTTCAGGCAAACCATTTAAATTTCTTTCATAATTGATGTAGCACCAAATTATAAAATCCACAGCATCGTTAGGTCTGTATTTAAATTCAGGATAGATAGGTATTCTTTCATTGGCTTCCTCAACAGCTTTAAAGATATCACTGAAATTCGTAATGCCACCTTGTAAGTCTGCCTTAGATAATTGCTTTGGGGTAAGCTTCGCCTTATCGGCAGCATTCTGTGCAGCATCATACCATTTCTTTGCTTCGTCTACATTTCCTTGTGCAGTAGCAAGTTCTTCCTTTACTTTAAACCTTACATAAGTAAGCAAAGCCTCCTTATGAATATTTGTCTGAATCTGATAGTTGGCTTTCATTTCATTATATTTCTTTTCCATCAACTGATATTCACGTTTAGAATATCCAGACCCAAACAATTCCAACACTTCTGGGGATACGGTATAACTTTTCATTTTTGCGGTATCATCAATAACTTCACTACCTGCATCATATTTACCATTCTTTATGTCTGCGTATTTTTCTTTAATTCTTTCCTTTTCAGATTTAGTACGATTTGTGGTATCGTGCATATATCCACTATTTTCAGAATCAATATATCTTAAATCCCTATTTTGTCTTAGTTGAAGATTTTTCATATATAATCCAAGAATGTTTCTTCCAAACCTATCAACATCACTTTCGGCAATGTCTGGATGCTCTTTTAAGAATTGTTCCCTGGAAGACTCAAGGGTATCTTTGAAATATGGCCGATCTAATGTACGCATCATCTTATCTAACTTTATTTCATCAATACGTCCAGTTTCTTCATCAATAACTGATTCTGCCAAACATTCTTTACATATAGGATCTCTACCATCTAAACTAAAAATAGGACTTGTATTAGAATAAAAACCATTGACAAATGGTTTTTCTTTCCCACATTGAGAACAGATTTTTTTACCCTTTTGTTGATTCTTTGCAACAATCTTTGTTTGTTTTTGTCTGGGCAAAATAATCCTCCTAACTCTCTATACAAAAAAATGAGGAAGCTTGATTATATTTTAATATATTCAATCTCTTCCTCATTCAATCTCTATTATTATTTTAAAAAATATTCAATGATCGGAAGAATATCTTCTGCATCCACACCATCTGAGCAATCCAAATATACGGTGGTCTTTCCATTATTCTCCTCAATCTTTATATCGATAGATTCAAAACCTATCTGATCTTCACTTTCATCTTCTTCGTCTTCTTCATTCTCTTCAATCCATTTGTCGAATGCTTCATCAATTCCATCTTTATCAAAATCAAAGATAGAAATATCTTCATCATCACTTTCGCCAAATAAAATAATAAATAAATCTTTTTCTACGCAGTTTTCAATGCATTCTTTTAAAATATCTTTGTATTCATCAACACAATCCATATCAATAAATACGCAATTATAATCAAGATATCCAAGTTCCTCTACATCATCTACATACATTTTCCCATCTTTATTAAGACCTACATACATAGGGAACTCAGATTCAAATAAGAAGACTTCATCTACTTCAATGTCATCATATGAAAGCAAATCTACCATGGCATATTCTGCTGTATATTTATCTGTAATCATGCAGACATCAGATTCTGCAATATTATAAATATTAGAAAAATAAACCATAACATCATCAAAATCGTTATATTTTAAAGTATATATGTTTTTCAATGTTCTACTTCTCCACTAATTCACTTGCCACAAGATCCTTATATTTCTTAGAGAATCTACACTTAGGAGTATAATGTGCTTCCTTGAAAGTAGTTTCTTTTGTGAAAGGACTGGTGTATTCTTTTCCGGGTTTCAGCTTCTTTTCAAAAACAAAAAATCCAGGAACGGTAATAATACCATCTTCTCTCAATCCGTCCTCCATAATATTAAACATCATGTCTACAAGAATCTTTGCATTTTTCTTTGTAATAACAATCTCTTCATTCTTTGCAAGTCTGTCTGCAATATCAATTTTTGTCATTCTCTTTTTCTCCTTTTAACTCTAAAATTTATT